AACTAACTGAGGCATCATGCCTAAACCTTGGCCTAATAAACCTAATGAGTATGCTGGATAACCCTGCTCTCTCATAAACTCTTGGAAAGCAAAGTCTTGTTCTTGTTGTCCTAATCCTCTTGATAAAGCACCGTAGCCACCGAGTAATCCTAAAGCTTGTTGCTGTCCACCTAGTAAGCCACCTAATAAACCAGCTTGTTGCTGACGGCTTCTTAGCTCTAATTCTGGTGCAAGCATGGCCATCTGTTGTTGTCTTGCTATATCTGACTCAGCCGCGCCCAGCGCCTGCTGATAGCCTGCTTGTCTTAAACCAGCAGCTGTTTCTGCGGCAGCCTGTGCATAAGGCTTGGTAGCTTCTGTCTCTAACAGCGCTGACCTAGAGCCACCAAAAGCCCCAGCGCCTATCGCTGCCTCTTGCGCTCTTTGTTGTGCCATTTCAGACTGTTCTTGTATATCCTGCATTGCAAGATCTATAACTTGTTGTTGATATGGTGATTGATATGCACCTATGTCTACATCTAATAAAGACTGCACGTCTCCCATTTGTGGAGCTGCTTGACCAGCCAATGCTTGTAGCTGTCCTGTTGGGTCATAACCAAAAGCACTACCAAATAAACCTTGTATTCCTGCACCCATTTGCATTTCTTCTGGAGACATGCCAACGAATCTATCGCCTGTATAACCTGCAAATGGTATATCAGATGCCTCTTTAGCACGCTGATAGTAGTCCATATACAAGTCTTTCTGCCAATCTGGTAGAGTTGCTTCTTGTGTTGTTGTTGTTTTTCCTTTACTCATAAGTCTTTTCTAATTAGATATTCTGTTTCAAATCCTAGATGTTTTAGTTTCCTAGTCCATCCTTTTCTGCCTCCGCCGTAGAGTCTTTTGACTCCACACGCTTTGGCATAATCTTCTATGTGTGGCAACATTACCTCTAATTCTTTGTAATCGCCACCACAAAATAATAAATTCATTGCAGTGTGTTGCGGGAATACTACAAATTCTGTTACAAAAGCAGAGTTTTGTCCTGCCCATAATAAGAATATTCCTTCATCTATTTTAGCTTCTATATCATCGATTGTATAGGAGTCTTGATATTTTATAGCCTTTGCTATAAGAGGCCTACACTTAATCCACTCTTCTTTCCAAGACTTTTTAATCGCCTTTTGCATATTCTACAATACTTATAATTACACTTAATTTGTTTGCATGAGAAGCTGTGCAATTTATAATTTCTCCAGCTGTTAATATCAAACTTCTAGTTAATAATTCAGTTGTTGCGTGTGCGCTTATATTAAATTGCGACCATAATGTATGCACTACTGAATCATCACTTGTCATAGTAAGAGTAAAATTTGTTTGTTGACCGCCATCTTCTGTTACCAAAATTGATTCAATAATAGCAAAATCAAAATCATTGCCTGTGGGTGCTGTATATATTAAAGTTGGATTTGTTGTAGTTAAACTAACAGTAGCATTAGTTGCCCTTTGTATATATTGTCTTTGTGAGGATAAATCCATTATCGTTTACCTCTTGTTTTTATGTCTAATCTTATATTGCCAACTTGGAAGTCTTGGGTTAAAGAACCAGTCACTGTCATAGATACCTGTCTTGCTGTAAACCTTGCATCGGTATATCCATCTGATTCAAAGGTAAAGTTACCAAAGTCTGTTTCTGTACCCAGTGGTGTGTTCTTGCCTTTAAAACCTATTGTAATGCCTGGTAAGCTATTGGATTCTTCATCTGGTAGTATTTGATTAACCTGTGCTAATTTGTCGCCATTGCCAATCTCAAGCGGTCCTGTGGTGGCAAATGGAACTTGGTCACCTAAGTTTGGAGAGTTAAACAACGGTCTTTTATCATGTTCATATACAAAGCCATTAGAGTCGCAAGACAAAGGATGATTAAATACGCCTTGGTCTACCCAACAACTTCTATTCATAGAGCCTATACTCCAAACATTGTCTATATAGTTCCATATAACATACTTGTTAGGTGATAGTTGGTCTACGTCTCCCACAGGGAAAAACCACCATATCTCATTAAAATCTATGTTATGTGTACCAAATGTAGATTGCTGTGTATTAACCTGTATGTTGTCAAAGATGTAGTCGTGTACGTCTGACTTTAACTCTCTGACTGTGCCATCAAAAGAAAAGAATGAGTTTTCACTAATCCATGATAAAAAACTACCAGAAGATACTATTGACCTTGGGCTTATAGCTTTACAGTTAATACCCGCATCTTGTATACCGTATACAAAAGGAGAGCCTGTATAGTAAAGCCTGTTAATACCAACATCGGTAAAAATAATAATGTCATTTTGCCATTTAATAGCATAGTTAGCTTTGCCGCCTGTAGGTATTTGCAAATCACCTGCTGTATTTCTAGCAGTAGATGTCCAATTAGTATTATCTTCTCTGTCAGACCATGCTATTTTTCTAGGATCTCCACCTGCGCCTATGGCTACTAAATGCCTTTCATTGCTTACAATAACCGCCTGACATCCTGTCGGGGCATTGGTAATTGATGTTGCAATAGTATCTGGACTTCCGCTTCCTGCGTCTGGCCTCCACTGATATAACTTACCATCTCCTGCAAAACAAAAAACCAAATGTTCTCCCCAGTTATCAAAAGAAAAACTTTTAGTATCAAAGTTTAATGCTGACGTGCTTCTCTCGTCTCCCCAATCTTCTAGGCCATAATGATATGCACCGTAGCCAGTAGATGTAATAACATCATCACCGATAAAACCTATTGGTGTTATGTCATACCAAGTATCGTTATATAAAACATATACATTAGACCTAGTACCAATAGCTAAAACTTCTTCGCCATTATTGGTTTTGTAAGAATACATACCAATAGGCGTGCCAGTTAATGCTGTATCTTTAAACTTAACCCAACCACCCAATGGTTTTAAATAACCATTTTCAAAACGCACTAAATCACCATCTACCCAACGACCTTTGTTGGCGTAGTCAGTACCGTTTTTTACTATTCCTGCTGGGGGTGTAATTGGAAATAGAGCCATATTTAGCCCTATGCTGTGCGCTTCCACATATATACAACTATATATGGTTGTAAGTTATTGTGAGCAGAACCACTACCTGTAGACAATGTTTTACTTGAACCCCAAGGATCGTCTGGGGTGCCACCATAAAAGTTATTAGGTGTTGATGAGTTTGTTACTGCGGTAAACCCAGATGGTCTACTACTGCTACTAGCAGCACCATGCAATGATGTATGGTCATGCGATGGCATTTCAGAAATTGTTAATGTGTGTGTTTTTGCGCCGCCTGTTTCTTCTAGGGTATCAAAGTCTGTATCTCCAGAGTCAAGGCCAACTATAGTTTTACCAGCTCCAAAAGCTACCCATGTACCAAAACCAAGTAAGGTCGCTGGGTTTGTGCTTACGGCTGCATTGATGTAGATAGAGCCAACTGGATATATTTTTTCTAATACATTAGTTCCATCAATTTGTAATTCTCCTGCTGTGGTATTTACATTACCGCTAGCAGTTACGGTTGTTGCTGCAACAGTTGATGTACTGTTTGCACCTATTGGTGTGCCGTCAATAGCACCGCCGTTAATATCTACTGTTGTTAGGGTAGATGTGCCGCTTACTGTTACGCTATTTAAAGTAGCTAAGCCAGATGTCGATACAGTAGTAAATGCACCTGTAGACGCTGAGTTGGCTCCTACAGTTGCTCCGTCAATAGAACCGCCATTAATATCAATAGTTGTAAATGTTGCTGTTCCTGTGGATGTTAGGGTTCCTGCTACTGTTAGGGTTTTACCACTACCAACATTAAGGCCAACACTAGTCCCAGATCCGTTTGCAGTAAAAATACCATCAACAGTATCTAAGTCTGTGTTAATTTTTCCACCCCAGGTATTAGTAGATGCGCCTACTTCTGGCTTGGTTAGATTAAGGTTGGTTGTAAAGGTATCTGCCATAATGCTTACTTATTAAGTTTGGATTTTACTAATTCAATCCATTCTGGTTTCTTTTTATATATTATAAACCCAACAACTGCTATTAGTATAACTATTTCAAAAAATGATTCCATATTAAGAATCTAAAGTTTTAGTAATTGAAGTTGGATTTTTTTCATTTTCTATTTGTGAATCTAAATTTGCTTCTAAGTTAGCAACTTCTTCTTCTCCCATAGCGTCTATAACCCAACCTTGAACCATCTCTGATGTTACTTCATCAAAAGGTTTAAAGTTAGATAAATCAGATGTATCTATGCTCTGAGTACCATAAGATGATGCTGAGTATTCTCCATCTTCTTTAGATACTGACCAATGCACATTATAGATTACATCATCATGCCCTTCTTCGTTAGGGTGTACGTCAACTGTTTTTACATTCCATTCCATTTTTATTCTCCTGTATAAGACATTAATTCATCAGTATATATTATATGTTGATTCATCTTGCTTTGTGTAGCTTCTGTATCAACTTCACCATTACCATCTAAAATACATGGTACTTCAAATATAGCTCCATCTGATGTCCTTGTAGCTATATAAAATTTTATAAAATCGTCTGCTTCTCTTTGTACTGTTTTGTAATTCATTTTAACTAAATACTAAATATCTAGAAACAGATGCAGGTGAGTAATTAGCTCCTAAATCCCACATTCTAAGATTTGGATTTGGATTTGAATATGTAAGAGATGTTCTTGTTTTTGTTGCTAATAATGTACCAGTATCATCTGTTCCGTTATAAATTTTTAAAGTAGTCCAACCTGCATTACCCAATGGAGCTGATTCGGTATCTAGAACACGAAAAAATGTATTTCCCGAATTTACACTATAAAATTCCCAAGCAGGATCTGAACCAATTAACGGAGTATATAAATCACATGTTGCATCAGTTGTTGAACCAAAAGAAGTATTTAAAATAGTACCATAACCAGTATAAACATTTAATCCACTAGTTCTTGAACCCGTACTAATTCCTGTTGTCCATAAAGAAGCACTAGCACCATAAAAATCATCCATGCTTATGGCACCCGAAGCGACACCTGCAAGAGTTCTTAAATCAGTTTCTCCCATAGAAGATGTTGCTGTAGCACTTCTACCTAGTTCTAAATTAATAGACCTATCAGTTGTTGTGCCACCTATTGACATAGTTCCAGAACTAGCTAGTGCCATTATCTAATCTCTCTTTTAAATCGTTTATTTGTTTTTGTTGGTCTTTAATAGCTTCTATTAGATAACCTACTAAGTTACCGTATGCTACAGATTTAGTACCCATTTCATCTTTTGCAGTATGTACTAACTCTGGTGCAACCTTTTCAATTTCTTGAGCTATAACACCTGAAGAAACTTCTCCATCTTTTGTATAAGAAACTCCTCTCATGTCTAAGACTTTAGAGCCTTGTAAAGTTTCTATATTGTCTTTTAATCTTTCGTCTGAGAAAGCTGTGACGTTGCCTGTAGCTGTTAAATTACCAGAAGAATCAATACGCATTTTTTCGCTACCATTTGATTGAAAAGCAATTTCAGCACTTCCATTATTAGCATTTAAATACATAACATTACTAGCTTCACCAATTCTTAAATGAACAGTGCCTTGACCCTCAAAATGTGCAATATCTCCAGTAGCACCTTTATCAACGTGTAAAGGATGATAAGGACTCGAAGTACCAATTCCAACATTGCCTGATGAGTCTATGCGGACTCTTTCTGAACCACCAGTTTCAAAAATAGTTGAACCGCTTTCTCTGTTTGTTAGATAAAACTCGCCTGATGTGTTTAAAGTTAAATCAGCACCATCTAAACTACCTGAACCAAGCGTACTGTTTGAGATTTTAATCGCACCGTCACCGCTTCCATGTATGTGTAAGTTTCTCTGTGGACTAGTCGTTCCAATTCCAACAGAAGTAGCAACATAAGCAGTGCCTGATAGGTAGAGGTCTTTGAAGCGATTGCCTGCTAAACCAATATCTATAGCATCATTATTAGCATTGCCATTTGAATTTCTTGGTTGAATTGCAGGAGTGCCATCATGAAAGCGTATTCCACAAGCACCTGTTCCGATTACAATGTCGCCATCAACAGCACCAATACTTCCAACTGGTGAGCCATCTTTTCTAAAGTCTAGAATAGTGCCATCTGTCGTTAATCTATTAAAATAAGCTACAGTACCTGCATTTTTTGTTGCTATTAAGATTCCATTAGGGTCTATCTCAACTCCTGTAGTGGTAAGATTTGCGCTAGTCTTACCCACCAACAGGTTGCCTGATGAGTCTATTCTCATGCGTTCTGTTTTACTTCCAGTTACGTTGCCTGAAAAAAGCAAAGCATCAGAAAAGCCAACTTCAGTATTGCCTGTCCCATCTCGATACCTACGAAGCCAGCCCTGTGTAGTTCCGCTTTCATTTAAGGTAAAACTCATAGTTGTAGATGCAGAGGATGAACCTGCATTACTTACAGAAATCGCTGTGTCGGCTGTTTGGTCTTTTTTAACCGCCAACACGCCAAAGGTAGCAGGCGAAGTCGTTCCAATTCCAACATTGCCTGAAGAGTCTATTCTCATGGAGTCAGTTACAGTAGTTCCGTTATATCTTTGAAATGCTATCTGTCCATGTGATGTATTGTTCCTTGATGTAATTTTTGCAATGCCATTATCAGATTGAAAAGCT